CGCCTCGACCCCGGCAAGGACAATCTGATCAACCATCCACCTAGACCCCGGCGCGGTCAATACCGAAGTCTTGTTTTCCAGAGTGCAAGCCGGATCAGCGCCTAGTTTTCCAAAGCTATTACCGTTCCAATCCCATTTGCGAATTGCAGCGATGCAACGCTTTGTAATCGACATGGCGTCAATCTCCGCCATGCGGTCGCCAGATACATCACCGCTTCCAGCTTTGATACGTTCAAGCTGTGCAGTCGTTCTAACCCACCAATCGGCAGTTGCATCCGCTTCAAATGGCGCGATATGGAATGTAATCCCTACAGGCTCTTTTGTGAGTGGGTGCGCCAATTCAACCGGAAACAAAGCATCGTCAAACAGTGCGGAAATATCAGTCATTTGCGTCGTCATCCTTGTGGTATCCAGTGATATTGCAAAGTCGCTCAATAAAGCCATACGCGTTTGCAATCACTCTGTCGTTCTGATAGATGGCTTCTGCACAAGTGATTTTATTATCACTTACAAAGGATGCAACTTCATTAAGAAGCGCAATCAAAACTTCTGCGCGATCTAACTGCGACCAATCCACAGTTACAGTGATCTTACCAACTTCCACGTTACGCCCTCCATAGGCAAGTTAAGGGCGGGCTATAAACCCGCCCGTTAGGTTATGCGGCTTCAGGATCAACAGTGATAGGCTTCTGCCCGGTGATCTTGATGCCAAACGTCTGGTTGTCAAATTCTTCGCCGCCGCCGCCGCTATCCATTTCGGAAGTTACCAGCGCCCGGAAATACTTGAATGTCGCGGTAAAGCCAGAAACTGCGTCCGCATATTCGCGCTTGAAAGCATATTTGAAGCGTGAGTTAGAAGCAGTCCGCAGGATATCCTGGCCCGCGTCGGATGGATCACGGCCCACAACAACCTCGGTCGCCATGCCGTTAATGAACCCCTTAGCGTCGGTGGAGAAGTCGGTATTGACGTAATTTTGCGTTACGATGTTCGCTTCAAAGCCGATCTGGGGAAGCGTCACGATCTTGCCAATCTCGACCCACGTAAGGGCCTCAAATGCGGCTTCGTTCAGGTCGCTGTTCTGTTCGGTGGCGCAGATGTAGAGTGTGCCGTTTAGGTTAAGGTCGTCTGCCATGGTAATCCTTTCGGGTTAGCGGCGGACGCCGCAAGATGACTGTTGACACCCTACATTAAAGCGTGTATCTGTGCAAAACAGCGACATAGGGGGCGAAATGAGCGAAGAATACTACGCGGAACTATATGATTGGCTAACTGACGCCTATGAGGCCGCTTTGGCTCTAGCGCAACCAAAACTAGCCATGGAATACGTCACCATGATGCGCGCGATGGAAACCGCAGGGGTTGTCAAGATCGTCAAGCAACAGCCTGTGGCGCATTAACCTACAGCCCGCCATTGCACTTGAACCGGGATGCGGATCATTCCCATATCCTGAAAGCCCGTCCCGATAATCTTCGGGCGGGCTAGTATTTGAACCGTAGCGCCGTTAGCCGAGTATTTTGCGCCCTTAGCGAAGTGATCGCATACAAGAGAAGCCAGCCCCATGGCCTGCGCGCCCGTCCACGCCATCGGAACCATGACGGAAATATTCCACAGGCCACGATATTCGTCCACCGCATCACCCTGAACGAACCGCGTAGGTTCTGATACCCGAACATCATCCACGACGATATAAGGCTGATCTGACAACGGCTGATCCGGCACATCCGGCGAATAGAACACTGTCGCGCCGGTAAATGAGTCCGTCCTAGCGGATAGGGCTTGGTAAATCTTAGCGTCGATCTGTGCGATTTGTGTCATGGCGTGATGAATTCCCTAAAGTCAGCATCGGTAAACCGTTTTATCCCGTATATGCTGTGAAATTCACGGTGGCAATATACGCAAAGAGTAGCGCCGTTTTCAACATCCCAACGCTTTTCTGGATAGTATGCGTGTGAGAATATATGGTGAGCGTTTAGTTTTCCATTTCGTCCGCATTTGATACACCTGTGGCCATCCGATTCATATACCTTTTGACGCCATTCCGCCTGCGCATTCATATTCCTGCGCTGGCCGCGTTCTTTGTCTGTCAAGTTTGGTCTATAGTTTGGATGGTTAGTTCCAGAATAATTTCTAGATTTACCCATTGGCTTTTTTGGGATTCCGTTTTCCTTTAAGATACGGTCTATTGGACCCCTAGAAACTCCGTAATGATCCGCTACCGTCTGCGCGCTTTGAAAATCCTGCGCATACATTGAAATGATTTCACCAACAGGAAGGTCCATCCTGTTTTTAGCTTTAGCACCACGCTTAGTGTCATTGTGGTGACGCACTGGAATTCCAAAGTTTCGAAGGTATCTCAGGATATTTGACGCAGTGCATCCGACCATAGCCCCGATCTTATCGGACGGCATCATCATATCAATGTAGTGCTTTCGGAGAAACTCTTCCGTCAGCTTGTATCTATTTCGAGATTGCCAATTTGTGTAGTTTGCCATTCAGGTATGATACAGCAATCTAATCACTTACGCAAACGTGAAGCCGCTGCCCGCATAATTGACACATATCTAGATGAAACAGCAGCTGCAAAAAATCTTCCCGCCTGATTGTAATACCTGCCTAGCCTGTCCATGCCAATAAATCCATATTCCAACCGCATGGCGTAAGGTGCGCGCCATACAATTGTGCATTTGTCCCCAAGCTTCAACCTTCCAATTTGGCTAAGAGCTTCCGTATCGTTACTCACAGACCCGTATTCATTAAATGGGCCAGATGGGACATTTCCATTTACCCCTACCGCCATGCTCGCACGTAGCGCCCCGGTGTCTATTGGCGTTGCATCCCTAAGCGCAAGGAAAAAATCAAGCGATCCGATCTGAAAGGCTTCATCTGAACGTTCAACCGTTTGTTTCGTCCAGTTGTTCACCGCGCTGGAAAACCCACGCGATACGCCAAGGTTGCCGCCCCTCATCCGCGCCATTGTTTAAGCCCCTTTCTATCGAGACTATATTTGCAGGCGCACATGCAGTTAATGATTTCACTCGCACCAGCCCCCCAGCTTGCGTCATGCGGATGCATCATTGCCGCACCACTTGGTAGCACAAACGGCACCTGCAAACCCCTTACCTGCCGCCCGTTCATAACTTGATGCCATGGGCGGTCAAACATAGCCCTTCCAGTGTGCCGCCATTCCCGGATAACAAATCTCTCTGGAACGCCAGTCTTTTCTAAAGCCTGCTTCCAAGCCTCATACTTGCCTTCCTCGATCGCTTTCTGCACTTCCGTTCTGGCAATTGTAATGCCCCGGTTCATTAAGGCTTTACGTTCGTAATTGGCGATTACCCTTGCGATTTGTGCGGAGGTTAACGGTTTATTCTCCGCAATGGCTTTTCCCACCATTGCGCGCAACCGCTTATCTTTAAGCAACTTCATATCCAGAACGCCGCGATAGTCGCCAGATGCTAGCTTATTGCGAAGTGACGCTATCCATTGGGCCTGCACTCGCGACATTCCTACAATACCGCCCGTTCTCTGCCCGCTAGGCCCTACACGCCCCACAATGTCGCGCGCTATATCATCCCATCTACGCCCGAAAGCATACCCATCCGCAATCGTCTCACGAACCGCAGCGGCCATATCATCTGTTATATTCGTGATTAGCCCAGTCCCGATGTTGCGCGCGTATTCCTCCGCCCGTGGGCTTGCCATATTCCACCGGACAACCGCGCGCGTTCCGTTTGGATAAACCCACGTGATCCCGTTGATCTGCGCTGCACCTGACTGCCCGTAAGCATTCAGGATGGCCCCTCGCAACTCTCCAAATGCAGCGTTGTCAATCTCAACCGCCCGCACAGCGCCTTCAATATCGCCAGCACGTAGCGCGTCCCGTAACGCGGTCAGCTTAACCCCGTCGCGGATATCCTTCACCGCATTTTCAAAGGCCCGCCGAATGGCAGGCTCTTGGGTGCGGATGATATCGGCAATTTCCGTTTCTAGTGTCACCGGATAAAAACCCGTTTCGCCACCACAATTCCGGCCCCAGGGATATTATCAATCCTAACGATATTCCGCACAATCCCATCAACTCGCATTAGTCCGCCAACGCTAGGGGCGGAGTCCGCTTGAATGATGCACATCAGGTCAGTCGCAAGAATGGTTTGGCCGTCGACATACTTAGATGATACGCCGCGAACGACAGTATTGTAAGATGTCCATTCTGTTGCCACAGTAGGCGGGTCAATAGCAGTCGCGCCCGCCGTTGCCGTAACCGCTCCAATCTCCACAGTGCCTTGGCTGGCATTGCCTAGCAAGCGATCAGCGGTAGTTTTAAGGCGGGCGTAGTCCATTACACCACAACCGCCCAAGGCATACGTTGCCCGCCCGGTTTGACCGACAACAGGCATTGCAGCCTATCCATCGCCATAGTCACAATCTGGCGCAATTCTGCAGCGTTACCTTGAAGCCGCGACGTATCATATTCAACCTCGATCACGTCAACCTTCTCGCGCTTAGTCACCGCGCCAAGGCTTACCTGCGGGGCAAGAATGCCGGGCGACTGAAATT